CATACACTACCTCTTGCTCCTCTTGCGAATGACGTATATTTTACTTTTTGTAATTGATAATTTTCACTTTCATATACCTGATTATTTACAACAACTCTCTGAGTTTCTTTTGCTCCTACACTACCCATATTGTACTCCTTTCAAAACACAAATTAACTTGTCATAAACATTATACTACACATTTATATCTTTGTAAAGTTTTTTCTTGGCTGTCTTATATTAACATGTAATGTTGTAAAACTTCATTTCTTGTATGTTTTATACCTGTCTCCTGCTTTAATGTTTTTGATAATATATCTATACAATGATTATAAAATTCATTATTTGGATTATCCTCAAACATACAATATTCAAGACAACATTTCCAACAACTTCCACATCTATGCGGTAACAATTTTACACCATATCTATTTTCGTTTTTCGTATGTAAATACTCTCGGTATCTATACGGTCCTATACATGACTGAACAAATGGTAAAAGTTCCTTATTCTGTCTTATTATATCAACTGTATCTTGAAAACTTGAAAGTACGAAATGCATATGGAACTTTGGTATAATCTGTTGTATGATTCCTTCATATACTTCCCACATTTCCCTACAGTCACCACCGCATATCTCAAAAGAATCAGAATACAAAGAACTTGTGGTAAAATTACCAAAACAGATATTAGTGGTAAAATCGTTATCAATACCCCATTGTATAGCATGATTAGCAACTATCATGTTTTTCATTGGATGTTCAGTCCAATCATGTTTTCCTTTTAGACTTATATTCTCAATGATTATTGGAATATTGAGTAATTCTGCCACTTTTTCTGCTGTTTTATACTCGTCTTTGTATGTCTGATTGATACCTCTTAAATGATAAAGAATTATATCCCAACCTTCGTTTTTAAGTCTTATAGCGGTAGCTGTACTATCTTTACCACCGCTATAGCATAGAATTATTCTACCATTGTTTGTTAGCTTTGATTTCTTCGGTACAATATGCTTATACTCTGTGCGCTTGTAGTTGACGTTGTAAGACGATTTAGAGTGTTTATTGAATAAATCTATAAGCGGCTTAAAACAAAGCGAATATGACGATGGTAGAAGTGTTGTAGCGTGTTCTATGTCGCTTGTATATGTATATAATTTCTCAAACTCCTTAAATAGTGAATTTAGGTGTTTTCCACATGTTATATACTGCAATTATTTCAACCTTTCTTTACCAAACCATGCTTCCAATCTTTTATCGTTACGCTTTTTCCATCTGTCATATGTTGATGTTGGTGTTATTTCAGGACGTTCTACTACATGAGTATCCCGTTTGTTGGACACATTTTCTTTTAGTGTCTTAATGGTACTATCTGAACTATCAGCGGCATAAAAAACATGACGTTCACCAATAAATCCATGTGCTAGTGTTTTACCATCACGCTCAAAAAATTTAATGTCGTTCATGTTTCCAGCCTCTTTTGAATCTACTGCAATTGCATCCTTAAAAGAGTAATTTCCAGTACCTGCTTCTGCATCACGTTTTACACCTTTAAGCCTACTTCCTAATCCATGCTGTATAAATTCGTTTTTAATTATATTAGATACTGTATTTTTAGTTGTTCCAACACTACCCATATCACATTCCACTCCAATATGCTCTATGTCTGTTTACGCCCTTACCACGATTTCTCTGTACATCTTCTTTGGTTGCCTGTTCTCTGCGTTCTGCTCTTTCCTTATCCCGTTCGTTTATCATGGTTTGAACTTCTTTGTCGGAAAGACTTTTTGCAGAACCTTTACCAATATCATTTATACGCTTGATAAGACTTTGTACACTTCCAGCGTTATCATATGCTTTTTGTATCATTTCTACATGGTCAATTCCTAAGAATTTACTCGCTTGTCCATTGCAAATTCTACACGTCCATTGATAACTCTGTAATTTTCTGTTTTCCCCTCAGAATTTGTGATGCTGAATCCATTGTATTTACTATTGCTTGAACTATTACCTACACTACCCATAATTTATCTCCTTTTACTATGCCTTTGTAAAAGTCTTTCCTCTTTTGCTCTTTCTAATCCAAGTTTCACCATTTACTGTGAACTTCAAATCACCATTCTTTATAGCATTTTGCATGGCTGTCAATCTTGCACGATTTTCATTTTCTTTCTGCTTTGCTTTCTGTGTATTTCTCAATGTGTTCATGTGATTTTCCACTGTCTGTCTTGCATTTACTGCATTAGTTGAATTTTTCGACATTTGTTTTGCATTAAATCTTGCTGGACCTACTCCCATTGAATAAGGTGAACGTGCCTGTCCTTCTGCTTGTAACTGTGATTCCGTAAGCCTATGAAGTTCTTGTATTGCAGATGCTTTTTCATTGTCAGTTAAATCCATCGACTGTATCTCTTTAACATTCGCATCATACATACGACGTGTTGAATCTCCATAATCAACAACAGTTCCTGCTTCATTTGCTCTTTTGATTAGTTCTTGACTTAAAGCTGGTACTTGATTATTTGAATTTACAGTATTCTTATTTACTCCAATACTTCCCATTAGTATCACCTCTTTTTCAATCTTCTTAATGCCTGTTTAATTGCTTTCAATTCAATATCCGCATTTGTAAATGCTTGTACTTGACTGGCACTCTTACTTGCGGCACTTCTTGCGAATTTCATATAGTTATCATCTGATATTGCCTGTTGTTTTTTCAGTTCTGCATTAAGTTGTTGTTCTCCCATTTTAGCATATGCTTCAACTTTCGGATTAAAAGATGTTCTGTATACTCCTCCAGAATCTTTTACTTTCTGTTTAATGACATTTCCTTTTGAATCTGTATACTCAACACTTCCAGCTCCTCTTGTCTTTGCATAGAATATAGCCTCTTGCAACTGTAAAGAATCAGCTTTACCTGATGAGGTACTTCCAACACTTCCCATTGTTTAATTACCCTTTCTTATCCAGTATTTTTCCGTGGCATACCTTGTGGCATCTATACTATGGTTATCCTTATCGGGATATTCACTGATAAAGTTACCATCTTTGTCCTGTTCAAATTCATACTGTGTAAATTCGTCATAAGCACCTGGACACATTTTTCGGTCAATATAGATATGATTTAATCCTTGTAACCATTTAATACCATATCGAACTGAATCAGGTCCTTTTTCTGCTCCTCTGATGTATGCCCCATATGCTTTGAAATCCATTATGGATTTTGGTTCTGCACTATCTGCGGTTAACAACTCTTGATTGGTTATCAACTTCTTTTCATTGTACAAAATATCATAGGCAGTTTTATTTCTCAGTTTTATTTGCCTAAACTCTCTAAAAATGTACAAATCATATTTCCGTGTATCGAAATGACATCTTACAAAGTGTAACGGGTCCAATGCAAAACCCCAATCCAATCCACAGTAGATATTAGTAAACATATGTAAAGCTGGTATTCTCTGTGCAATACTTCCATCTGCATTAAGAATTTCGATATCTTTTGTGCTATCAAATTCTTCCACATTAGGAAATACGTCACCACCAGTACCAATAGCAACTCCTAAATACTCATGTGTATATGCTCTTGGATTCAGTCTTTTCAGTTCCTCAGCTTCATCTATAAACTGTTGTCCTAACCAGTCAACAGGTACATCTAAATATGAATTTCTAACAACTAAAGTATCGTGCTGTCTTGCAAACTCACATTCGTCGGCATATTCATTAGCCCAGTTATTTTTACTGATTGGTGGATTGAATGTTCTAAAATCCCAAAACATTGGTCCACCTCTCATCGTTGACTGTGTGACAGTTCTTAACTGATTTTCACCTGCATACTGGTCTAATTCTTCAAACCATGTAATACCGATATATCCAAATGGTAACTTGATTGATTTTACTTTCATAGGGTCATCAAGTCCCATACAGATTATTTGTTGTCCTGTTGGTTTATACACAATAGGGCTTGCAAACGTTTTCGGTATATGGAAAAGTCCTTCAAGTCCTAATTTATAAATGCCCCATGTTACCTGTGCAAATATTGATTTTTGCACTGTATTGCCAACTTTTCTAAAACATACAGCATGTACGTTAGGATATGCCATTATCAGGAGAGGTATTACTATTCCACCGACGAATGATGATTTTGTACTACCTCTCCCACCTGCAAATACATAATGAGTATGTCCATGGTTTAATACGTCTTTTAAGACCTTATCATACATTGGTATTATTACATCTTTAATTGGTATACTTAAACTGTTCATACTCTTTCACACAACTTTGCTATCGTCTTAACGCCTGCTATTCCATCTACTTTAAGACCATTCTTTTTCTGATAATCCATAACCACATTTAAAGTATTTTTACCAAAAATACCATCAACTTTTAGATTATATCCATGTTGATTTAGTGCTGTCTGTAACCACATTACACTAATACCTCTATCGTTTATTTTGATATTGCCTGTTGGTATTGGATAAGTGTTTACAGTACTATCTTTTACCTCTTTATCCCAATTATAGAGCATATATCTTTCAATTGTTTTGATTAGTGTATTGGTATAATCAGGAGCGGTTGCATATCCATCTTTTTTGACTAATGTACATGCTGTTACATAGTTAGTAACACCTATCAGATTATGGTATCTTCTCAGTCTGTGGAACATCGCACTGTGGTCACTAATACCTTCTCTCCAACTTGGATATTTCTTAAATTTTGCATTTACTGTGATATATTTACCATTTACCCATTCTTTTGTTGGCATAACAATAGATTGACCGTTATAAGAACCTTTAATACCAAAAAGATTATTTGCTTTTATTGTCAATCCACTTTCACCATGTCTACTCTCGATAAAAGCCTGTGCGGCTGTGAGTGATGCAAGTATTTTGGTATCTTTCATGTCTTGTATCACAAGTGGTTTAATCTTAGTTAAAAATTCTGTCTGATTCATTTTCTTTGCCTCCTCTAAATAATTAAAAAGCATCACTGTTAATATACAGTGATGCGTATATAATTTTTATTTAATTACTTTTTCATTTGGAATACTGCGGCTTCTAACAATGTAGATGCTTGGTCATTAGTTAATGTAAGTCCTATACGTTTTCCTGCATCTTTGATTAATTTTATAGCTATATCATGTTTATAGGAATCATTCTGGTGTGTTGGATATTGCTGTTGTAGAGACATTACTATTTGTAACGCTTCATTGGCTATTACCTCATAGCGTGTACCATGAAGCTTAGTTCTAACAAATGGAATAATCAAATAACATATAATCATTGACAATAAAGTAACCACACATTTTAGAATCTCAAAAAGTTCAGTTCTCAAATCTCTTCTACCTCCACATCTTCCATCATTGCCCTAAACTGTAAAACTGCAATATAATCTGACATGATTTTAAGCTGTCGCTGGTAAGTATCAAGAGGACATGTTGGGTCAAAATTAAGTTTACCTGAAGTCCAATCAGTTATCATTTTCTTTAACTTTTTATATCTGATAACTGTCTGATAATATTCTGCTTCAAATCTTTCCTTATAGTCATTGGATTGCATTAATGAGATAGTATCCTTTAATTCCACTATACACCTCCTAATAAGAGTGTCAGCCTTAAAAAGTTCGCTATATTAATGCTGTACTCCTTGTACTTACTCTATTCCTTTCGGTCATAGCTACCATTAATACGACGGTGAAAAATTACTGACTGTTATTATTTTCATTTCTAAACAGCCCATGTTGGATTCGGACCAACGAATACAGCAGTCAAAGTGCTGTGCCTTACCTCTTGACTAATGGGCTATAAAGTACATGATGCAGAATGAAAAAGGGGAGTTTAAAAGGGGTTATTCTGCACCATGTACTCGGTAAAGGAGAAATTCAAATGATGAGTGTAATTGAATGTTTGAATATATTATAACACACGAATGTTTCTTTGTAACTATTAAGTTTTTGGAGTGTTATCTGTAGTATCTGTTGTATTGGTATCAGGTCTTGCCCAATCAAGTGTTATTTTTACTTCTGCATTTGCGGTATCAGCTTTACCAGCTAATCTGTTATCAATGTCTATTGTTCTTTTTGCCAACTCTTGTGCGGCTTTGGTACGTTCTGACAGAGGTGCTTCCAATCCAAACTGGTCTTGTATTTCACCACGCATTACTTTGGTAAAATAATCCATTACTTCCTCTGCTGTGGCTATGTTCTCCTTATGCATTTCATTACGCCTGAATTTTATTTCATTGTTTACATAAGATTTCTTTAGCAACTTGTTTGC